CTCGCCGATGCCGTCGGCCAGAATCAAGGTTTACGGGCTGAAGCTGGAAACCATGATGAAGTTGTTGCGTGTGCGCTGGAATACGGAGCAGGCCCTGATGAACTTGGTGCAGGTCGAAGCGGGGGAGCAGGGCAATATGGGGGTGGTTTACACCGGCAACATCACGTTTGCCTACCCCGATATGGGCGGCGCGCCCGATGTGGCCTTGGTTATCGAGAGCCATACCGCCGTTTTGTGGCAGCTGAAACCTGCCGAAGCAGTCAGCAACGAAGGGGAGACCGATGTTGCCGCCGTGATTGAATCATTGTGCGCGAAAATGGGGCGGAAATTTGAAAACAACGGCGTAAAAGCCAAAATCAGCAATCAGTATTTGGGCGGCACGGAGTTGGACAAAATCCACCAGATTGCATCACATGCGGGAGTAGACGTTTATATCGACAATGAGACGATTGCGATTGCGCCGAAGGGGCAGCCCCGAATGATTGATGTTCCGGTTTTAAGCCCGAAAACGGGGCTGATAGGCTATCCCGTACCCGATTTGCAGGGCGTCAAACTGCGCTGCCTGTACGACAAGGCTTTGCGTTTCGGCGGCTTGTTGGAAGTCGAAGGCAGCCAGATAGAAAGCTGCAACGGCAAATGGCGCGTTTTCGGCATGTCGCTGGATTTGGAGTGCAAAACGCCGAACGGCAAATGGTTTGCCGACATTAAAGCCGCCGATGTGGAGGATATGAATGTCAAAGTCGCAAAATAACTGGGCGCAATATGGCGCGGAACAGGCGCAGGGCGGCGCGGGCGAAATCGGCGCGATCGTGTCGGGCATCGTCTCGCGCATCCAAACCGTCACGCTGGTGCGGGTGGTGAAAACCAAAGCGGGCGGGCTGGCTCCCGTCGGGCTGGTGGACGTGCAGCCGTTGGTTGCCCAAGTCAGCGGCGGCGGGGAAATCACGCCGCACGGCATTATCTACAATATCCCGTATTTCCGCCTGCAAGGGGGCGGGAACGCCGTGATTATTGACCCCGAACCGGGGGATATAGGCATGTGCGGTTTTTGCAGCAGGGATATTTCCGCCGTCAAACAGAATAAAACGCCGTCTGCGCCGCAAAGCCTGCGGCGTTTTGATTTTTCAGACGGCCTGTATTTCGGCGGCTTCCTGAACGGCACGCCCAATCAATACATCATGTTTTCCAAAGGCGGCATAAAACTGTTCTCGCCCGGCGATATTGAAATGGAGGCGGGCAATATCCGCCTGAACGCCAAAGGTGGCGTAAGTAGTACATCGCAAACCTTTCAGGCCAACACCAAAACCACAGCGAAATTTACGGGTGGCGGCGGGATTTCTTCCGACGGCGACGTGAAAGCTAAAGACGTCAGCCTGCTCAATCACCCACATTCAGGGGTTCAGAGCGGCAACGACCAATCAGGCAAACCGGTGGCAACATGAATACGCTATATCTAGACCAAGAAAGTTGGGATTTAACCCTTGATACAGCAGGCAATATCGCGCTGGCGAAAGACCCCTATGCTAAAGCACAGGATGTGGCCTCGGCGTGCCGCCTATTTGCGGGCGAGTTGTATTACGACACAGAGAAGGGCATCCCCTATTTTGAAGAAACGCTGGGCAAAAAGCAGCCGTTCGCGCTGTACCGGCACCGCCTGATACAGGCTGCAATGACTGTTCCCGGCGTGGTGGCGGCAGATGTGGAGATGGAGCAGATGAATGACCGCGTCCTGTCAGGCCGTCTGAAATTCACCGACGACACGCAGAAACAATATGAGATAACGCTATGACGAACGTACCTAAAATACAGATCACCGACAGTGGCCTGAAGCTGCCGACCCATCAAGAAATTTTATCGGGCGTGCTGACCGACATCAATGCCGCGTTCGGCGGCGGGCTGAATACCGAAAGTCTGGAAACGCCGCAGGGGCAGCTTGCTTCGTCGCTGGCCGCCGTGATTGCCGACAAAAATGATTTGATAGCCGAACTGGTCAATCAAATCAATCCCGATTACGCAGACGGCATCATGCAGGATGCGATTGCCAAAATCTATTTTTTGGAGCGGAAAAAAGCCGTGGATTCATCAGTCGAATGTGAATTTATCGGCCTTGCCGGAACAATCATCCCTAAAGGTTTCGCCGTATTGGACACACGCGGCGTGCAATGGATATTGAGGGATGAATCCTCTATTTTGGAAGGCGGCAAGGGGACGGGTATTTTTACCGCCGCCGGCGTGGTGTCGGCCGCCGCCAATACGGTAAACCAGCCTATCAGGACAATTACCGGGCTTGACCGCGTCAATAATCCGCGTCCCGCCGTCCCGGGAAGGGAATTGGAAAGCCGCGCGGATTTCCGCCGCCGCCGGCAGCAGTCGGTGGCCGCAAATGCACACGGAACGCCGCAGTCCGTGTATTCCAACGTCGCACAGCTTGACGGGGTGAGTGATGTGTATGTGGTCGATAACCCGAAATCGGTATCGGAAACGCACAATGGGCAGACCATTAAGCCCCACAGTATTTATGTTGCCGTTGTCGGCGGCGACGACAGGCAGATAGCCGAAACCATCTTGCGCTTTGCAGGTTGCGGATGTGATTTCACAGGCAATACAACCTTGACCGTGCATGATGAAACATACACAGACCCGAAACCGGCTTACGAGGTTAGTTTTACACGTCCCGCCCCCGTGCCTGTTTATTTCCGCATCAGAGTTGGGAAAGATGCAGTCATCGGCTATCAGGATGTAGTCAGAAAGGCCGTTATAGAAGCATTTAATGGGGTGGAAAAGACGGGTATCGGCGGGCGGATTTACGCCATGCGTTATGTCTGCCACATTGCGCGCGCCTTAACGTCGGCACAGGTAACCGATATAGAGGTTGGGCTGGCAAGGGGCAGCATGGGTAATAGCGCACAAGTTGGAATCCATCAGTACCCGACTATCGAGGCGGAGAATATAGAGGTTGTACCCGATGCGTAATCTTCAGCAAACCATCATCAGCCAATACGCCAACAGCCCGATTATTTGTGGGATGATTGAGCGGTTTAACCAGTGTATTGATCCACGAGCCGATGCGATGGAGTTTTACCGTGATATTTGGGACATCGAAACGGCAAAGGGTTACGGCTTGGATATTTGGGGGCGGATAGTCGGTATCGAACGAGAAGTCATGATTAGCGCACAAGACGAATACATCGGCTTTGCGCAGGGCTGCACTCCGTTTGATAATGGTGTATGGAGTGTAGGCGAAGGTTTGGAGCGGCGATACCGCTTGGACGATGATGCCTACCGTCGCGTGATTATGCTTAAAGCCATGAGCAATATCACTTACGCTTCCGCCCCCAATATCAACCGGCTGCTCAGTATCATGTTTGAGAAACGCGGGCGGGCATATTTTGTCAAAAACGGCACAATGGCCGCCCGTTATGTTTTTGAGTTCTTCTTACTGCCGACGGAGCGGGCGATTATTCGGCAAAGCGATTTATTGCCGCGCCCCAGCGGGGTATTACTGGATTTTTACGAACCGGAGGCAGATAAAACCTTCGGCTATATCGAAGCCAATTTGGCACCCTTCGGCGAGGGTGCTTTTTTTATGGGAGTTTAAACCATGCCGCAACCAAAATTGTTAAGCAAAGCCTGGGCTTCAGACGGCCTGAAAAATAATATCCCCGCCGAACGCAACGGCGGACTGGCACAAGAGGCCGCCACCTACGCTGACGGCTTCCCCAGTATCACGATGACACCAATCTCGACGGGCGGCAAACCGCCCAGCGGGAAAGACATGAACGGCGTGCTGTATGAAATCAGCGCACACACCGTTTGGCAAAACCAAGGCGGGCGTTACCGCTTCGACCAAGCCTTTTGCAACACCATCGGCGGCTACCCCAAAGGCGCAGTGCTCATCAACGATACGCTGGACACCGAATACATCAGCCTGGTAGATGCCAATACTCACAACCCGAACAGTGGAAACAACGCAGGGAAATGGGCAATACACGCAGGCAAAGGGCTGAAAGCCAGCACCACGCAGGCCGGCATTGTGCAACTCTCGTCTGCTACCGACAGCACGGACGAGAACAAGGCGGCCACGCCGAAGGCGGTGAAGGCGGCTTACGACAAGGCTGTTGCCGCCAAAGAAGCGGCAGACGGAGCCGTCAAAACCACCGGCAACCAAGAAATCGACGGCGACAAAACCTTTACCGGCCTTACCACCCTGAAAAAGGGCGCGATTGTGGCCGACAGCGCGGGCGACTTTGCCGCCAACCAATACCTACAAATCGGCGCAAACAACGTAAACACTTATTTTTACAACAAGCGCAGCGGCAAATACTTGTCCATGCGCAACGACGGCGAGCTGCGCTATGACGGCAAGCGCCTGCTCAATGTGGACGACCTCGCCGGCATGATACCCAGCGGTGCCGTGATGTACTTCGCCGGACAGATTGCCCCGACCGGCTGGCTCAAAGCCAATGGTGCTGCAGTATCCCGCACTACCTATGCCGCGCTGTTTGCCGCCATCGGCACCACCTACGGTGCGGGCGACGGGCGCAGTACGTTCAACCTGCCTGACCTGCGCGGCGAATTTATCCGCGGCTGGGATGACGGTCGCGGCATCGACCGAGGCCGCGTGTTCGGCTCGGCACAATCGGACGAACTCAAGGCGCACACACATGGGGGCGTACCACAACGTACTGGGGACAACGACCGAGGGGGCGCATCATCGTGGTATTCGATTGACGGTGTCGGGCAGACCGAGGCGACGGGCGGCAACGAAACCCGCCCGCGCAACATTGCACTGCTCGCCTGCATCAAAATTTAAAACTGCCTGAAAGGAAAAATCATGAGCGAAAACCAATACCCACCCACCAAGGCCGTCTGTCAGTTGGATGCCGACAACCTTTACCTGCACCAAACCGAGGCCGACCTCGACCCGTTGGCCGAAGACGGCAGCTACCTGCTGCCCGCCGGCTGCGTGGACACCCAGCCGCCCGAAACCCGCGCAGGCTTTGCCGCCCGCTGGCAGCCCGAAAAAAACGCCTGGCAATACCTGCCCGACCATCGCGGCAAGACGGCTTACCGCACGGCAGACGGTGCGGCAGTACAAATTGAACAGGTGGGCGAACTGTCTGACGAACTGACCTTTACCCCGCGTGAGAATGAGCATCAAACATGGGATGACAAAGCGAAGGCGTGGATATTGCCCCCGGACGTTGCCGTCCGGCTCAAAGCCGAGCAGCAGGAT